AAAACGGCCTGCACCATAAAGACCACCTGTTGGATCGTTAGCTGTAGTAGTAACACCAAACATTGAGTCATCAGCGTTAGGAGAACCAAATGGATCACCAGTACGGTTTAAATTGTCATTGTCAAATCCTGGTACGTTTGTTCCGTATTTGAAATCCAAATAGAAAATAAGTCCTGATGGCAAGTTCATTGGTTGAACTGATACGAATTCTTTAGCTGCAAATTCAGCAAAGATACGACGTACCAATGGTAAAGCAACACCAGACCACTCTTCAGATCCTGCTGCTACACCTGTTGCAGACGCTTCTTTTACCAATTGACGAGCTTGGTTTTCTAACAACTGTGCCATTCCGGCTTTTTCAGTTTCGCTACGAAGACCTTCTAATAGACCGGTCTTTTCCCATTTTGATGCTAACGCTTTTGCTTGTTGTCTTTGAACAAAGTCGTTAGTTTGTAATAAATTTGAAATACTCATTTCAGTTTTCCTTTTTTTTAAATTAAATTATAGCAATCCTGCTAATTTTTTCCATCTTTCAGCTTGATCAAATCCTTCTGATAAAATCTTTGTAGTTTCAGCTTTTGGAGCAGTTGACGCAGATGGTCTAGATGCTGCAGATTCTTTTACTACGCGTTTTTTAGTTGGACGTTTGAATGATTCAGCTAATGTTGTAAATACTAGTTTCGCTTCTCTTGTATTGCTAGCGCGGTCAAAGTTTTCAATAACTTTCATTTTTTGACCTTCTGACAATTCAAAATTGCGGAACAATTTGTTTGTGTAAAGAAGTTTTGCATTTAAAAGATTTACTTCGTTGATGATAGATTTCAATTGACGAACTGTATTATAAGCCTCTTCAAGCTCTTTTTTCATCTCTTTTTTCTCTTTGTCATCTTCCTTTTTCTCATCTTCTTTGTCATCTTCTTCTTCACGAAGAATTGCTTCAATGATGTCATCGATAGATTCAGTTTGCATACCATCATCGTCTGTTGCTGATACATCGCCTGTTTCATCGTCACCCATTGTTAGGTCTTCTTCTAATTCACGGATGATTGATTCTAAATTCAATTCCTCATTGAACTCATCTTCTTCATCTGCAAATTCTTCACCAGTTTCGAATCCAGCTTCTTCGCCGTTTTCCATTCCAGCTTCCATTCCAGCTTCTTCACCTGCTGCAAACTCGTCTTCATCTTCCATTGCATTGTCGATTTCAGCATCGTAATTTTGTCCGCCAACTGAGAATGAAAGATCATTATCAATCCACTCAACGCCATTTTCGTCGCCCATTTCATCATCCATTTCAGAATCCATTTCGTCTCCTACCGGTGCATCCATATTCATTGCTGAATCGTCTACTGGTAATTCGTCTTCGCCTTCTAACTCATTTGTAAGTTCTGTAGTTAACATCTCTTTCATACGAGGTAAAAATGCTTCTTGTAAAGCAAGTTTTGCGTTTGCTAATGCAGTTTCTTTAACAGCTTTAGCGTCAGCAATTGCTTCTTTTAGCAAGTCTGATTTTGCCATTTTACTCCTTAAATTTGTTTTTTGGAAATAAGATTATTTGAAATCTTAATAGAATTTTTTAAATTTACTAGACACTATATATAGGATTGGATAGTGTATTTACAATAAATATAGGTACCGTTTGAAAAACCAGTAAAAAAGCCCCAACTTTTTTGTTGAGGCTTTAATTTTAATTAGTTAAATAAAAATCTAAAATGAATTACGATCTTTAATCATTTGAATAAATGCTGCGTCAATTCGTTGTTTTCTACGTTTAACTGATGGCTTGATAAATTCTTTATTGTCTTTAATTTTTTCTAAAATTCCAGAGTTCTTAACTTTTCGTTTAAATGCTTTAAGTGCAAATCCGATATCTTCTCGTTGATTTCCTATTACGTTAACTGCTAATGGATTACCTGGGACAATTGTCTGATGTTGTTTTTGTTTTTTATTCATATATTATAGTTTAAATTTTTCTCATTGGTCTTTGGGGAGCTGGTGCAATTTCCGGTTGCGGTTTTGCAACTCTAGGTTTTTCACCTCTTACTTTAAATCTAAATTTTGCAATTTCTGGCATTTGAGAAATATAGCCTTGAATCTTTTGTGATTCAGATCCTGGATCTTCTCCTAATCGAAAATAGAAGTATCCAACTTTACCAGATTTAGATATTTTTTTATTGATGATTACAAAACCTTTTCTTTCAGTCCAGTCGCGGATTTCATTTGCTACGCGGCCGGCATCGTTAGGATCACGAAGAATAAATTCAACACCACCTCTATAATCAGTAATATGATTTGTTAATTTTGCTTCTTCAATTTCAGATTCAGTTTTCATTGAATCTAATGCAGCTTGAATTTTTTTTGCATTATCTTCTACTGCTTTTACTTTTTTAGGATCTGACAAGATTGCAATATCAGATGCTGGTGCTGCTTCTGTTAATCCAAAAAAGTCTCTATATAATTTTTTAAACTTATTCATTCTTCTTCCTATATTATAAGGATTATATTTTATAATTCCAAATTACTGCACATTAAAGTATTTTGATAAACCTTGGCCGATATCATCATATGCTGCGCCTAAACGTTGTTGTAAGGCTTGCATTTCTTTAGCAGTAGCTTCAAATACTTTGTATGCATTCTGAAGATCTTTCATGTGACGTTTTACTGTTACAGCATCAAACCAATCACCTTTTTCAGTTGCAATTTGTTCTGCTTTATTAATCATATCACGTACACGTTGAGTTAATTCTTCTAAATCACCTGTACCGTATACAGAATCACTCATTGCAGAGAATTGTTGTACTTGTTGTACAAATGCCGCTTTATCTTCTTTTGAAAGTGGCTGTGGTTGATCTTCTAGAATCGTTTCTAGAATGTATTTTAAATTTGGTGTGTTCATTATATTATCCTACATTTCCCGTCTTCGCATAAAATCGACGTAATGATACTGTTTACTGTACTATATTTGTTTTCGCTATTACTTTTATTCACAGACTCATTCATACTTGTAGGCCGCATAAAAGCACCATGAGTAGAAGGATTTGAGACGAAGTCCCAACATATTAATTCAAAGTCATCTTGAACCTCAACTACGCCTTCGCTTCTAAGCTCTTTAACTGATCCTAACCCGCGAGATGAAATTCCTAATGTGATACCAGCTTTAAATAATTCTTTAAGAATTTTACCTGATGGTGTTTCTAGAATCTGAACTGCCCCTAACAAGTCATCGCCTTTCCACCATATCTTTAAAATATTATGAGATACGTTATTCAAGTTAACAACTGATGATTCTGGGTGATCTAATTCACCTAATGCTCTGTGTTGATCAATATATTCTTGTTGATATCTGTGGCATTCTCGTTCTAAAATATTTCGAGGATAAACTCGTCCGTTTTGATTTTTAGCACCAGCTCGTTGCAATACACCTTGTACTACAAAACCGCCTGGCACACCATACTCGGCAGCCATTTGCTCATTCAATGCATTTAACGGTTTAAATGCCATATATTCGACGATTAGTTTTTTTGACATATTACTCCCCTAATGATCTTACTCGCTCTGATATTTTTGTTAATCGTTCTGCTATTTTACCTAATGCTTTAGAAGTGCTCGAACCATATTGTGATGATGCAACACCGGACTCATTTTTAAATCTAGATACGTGATGTACTGCAGATTCAATTTCTTGCAGTTTTCTTGCAATTTCTTTGATTGAATCATTTATATGACGTGATGGTTTTTTATCACCAGTTTTTTTAAATTCTCGATATCCTTCGATAAGTTCTTCGTATTTTTTATCCATTACTTCTTGTACTCGTTTATAACCTAATACTTCAACTGTATCATCAGAAGCACCTCGTTTACTAAATGCACCGGGAACATCATATCCAGCAATAGCACCAGTTACATTTTGTTCTTCAACTGTTTCTTCGTCACAAACACATTTGTCTTTCGGGCGATCGCACGCGTCGCAATAATCATTTTCGATTTCATGGAATCGATCTGCCATTTCACTTAACAATGTTTTCATGA